ATACCTATATCGCTGGCACAGCCGTTGTACGCATCACAGACCCAGACTCTTACTTCAACCCACAGAACACAGCCAGCCCGTATTACGGATATCTCGTACCTCTGCGCAAAGTAAGAATCTCAGCTACAACAGCAACAGCGCAGGAATTCTTATTCTCAGGCTATACAACCGAGTACCGATATACCTATGACCAAGCAGAGCAGATGGGTTATGTCGATATCTATATCGCCGATGCCTTCCGCTTGTTTAACTTGGCTCAGATAACAACCGTTGCTGACTCAGGCGCAGGACAGGCAACCGGCACACGCATAGGCAAGATATTAGATCAGGTGGACTTCCCTTCCAATATGCGCACAATCGCTACTGGACAATCTAACTGCATCGCTGACCCAGCGACTCTACGCACAAGCCTTAACGCAGTTAAGAACGCAGAGTTCTCAGAACAGGGTGCGTTCTTTATCAATGGCTCAGGCACAGCAGTATTTAAGGATCGTAACTCAGTTGCTTCATCTATCTCTGGCACTCCTATTGAGTTTAACCAGACCGGCGATATTCCATATAAGAATTTAATCTTTGCCTTTGATGACAAGCTCATTATCAATCAAGCACAAATGACCCGCTTAGGCGGCACAGCTCAGTTCTACCAGAACGCAGACAGCATTGCTAAATACTTCCCTCATCAGTACAGCGCACAGGACTTAGTTATCGACACCGATGCCAATGCCCTCAATATTGCTGCGACCTATGTAGCCACTAGAGCTGAGACAACTATCCGCATCGACCAGATGCTTGTTGATCTACTAGACCCAGCAGTACCAACAGATACCATGATTGGCTTGGATTACTTTGATAATCTAAGAATTAGCAATATCCAGCCAGACGGCTCTACCATCGTTAAAACCCTGCAATGCCAAGGTCTATCGTGGAATATCAGCCCTAATTCAATGCAAGTAACAGTTACAACACTTGAGCCCATAACCGATGGATTCATTATAGGAAGCACAGAACGCGGTATAATTGGCGTGAGTGCAATGACTTACTAGGAGAAATAAATGGCAGCAGGACTCGGATATAAAGAATTTGCGACAGGAGACGTATTAACGGCTGCCCTTGCTAACGGCTATTTAGCCTCTCAGGTGGTCATGGTATTTGCAGACGCGGCAGCTCGTACTTCTGCCATCACAAGTCCTCAAGAGGGCATGATTTCTTACCTCAAAGATACTAACGCTACTGAGTATTATTCGGGGTCAGCGTGGGTATCTGTTGGCGGCTCAAGCCCGCTTACAACTAAAGGCGACCTCTACACATACTCAACAACAGATGCTCGTCTCGGGGTTGGCACAAACGGTCAAATACTTACGGCTGATTCAACAGCAGCTACAGGTCTAGCTTGGGCTGCACCTGCTTCAGGCGGTGGGCTTACTTTACTATCGACCACGGCTCTTTCTGGCTCAACGGTTACGATTGGAAGTTTTAGTTCCTCACATAAGAATTTGCGATTGATTATTAAAGATGTATACGCGACGGTTAATGACGATATACAGATTAGATTTAATTCAGATACAGGCTCCAATTACAGCTATTCCCGTGTTAGAAATATCGGAACTACCTTAGCCGGCGGCAATGGAGTTGGTGGAACTTTTATTCCAATTACTGCTGCAATAACGACAAGTAACACAGCATTAGAAAAAGGTTTTGCTGATGTTTCAATTCTTAGATATAACGATACAGATCAACAGGAAGTTATTTCTACTGCATATTGCTACCAGGGCAGTCTGCCAACTTATTATAGTGTAAGCGGAGTTTACAATAAAAGCGCTGCTATCACTTCAATAACTCTTTTTATGGGTTCAGGTAATTATTCAGGCGGTACAGCGTACCTTTACGGAGAGAGCTAAAAATGACAAAGCCAATAGTTAAAATCGTTAATGCTGAAACAGGCGAGGAAATCGAGCGCGAAATGAACGCGGCTGAATTTGCTCAATATAAACTAGATCAAGCAGAGCGCGAAGCACTCAAAGCAGAGGAAGCGGCTCAAAGCGTTGCTAAGGCTGCACTCTTAGAGCGTTTAGGTATTACAGCTGAGGAAGCTGCTCTACTGCTGGCATGACCCCAAAGTTATGCAAAGCCGGACAGCAGTTAAGGCTTCAAGTCGATGATTCTTACCCGTCAAGAGATAGAACCTCAGATGGGTGGATTGGCGATACCCGTCATTCAGCGCGTACTTCTGACCACAATCCTGATGCAAAGGGTATCGTTAGAGCCATTGATATTGACAGGGATTTATCTGGAAAGAAAAAGCCTGACCTCATGCCTGACCTTGCGGATCAGATTCGACACGCGGCAAAGTCTGACAAGCGCATTGCTTACATCATATTCGCAGGAAAGATTGCTTCCCCTCGCATGGGCTGGCGCTGGCGTAAGTATTCTGGAATCAATCCGCATGACCATCATTGCCATATCTCTTTCAGTTCAAAAGGCGATCAAGACAGTTCGTTCTTTTCTATCCCAATGTTAGGCGGCACAGCATGAACATGAAACACCCAGCAATCGTCAGCCTTGGAGCGTTCCTAGCAGTCTGGGGTACAACCTCAAACTTTGCTCTGGACTATCGCTCTATCCTCGGTTCAATCGTGGCTGGCGTATTCGGATACGCAACTCCTAAACGATGAACGCAGTTGATCTCGCAGCTTGGGCTGTAGGAGTAATCACAGTCCTAGGCGGCGTGGCAACTTACACACAGTTTATGATTAAGCATTACCTGACAGAACTAAAGCCCAACGGCGGTTCTAGTATTAAGGATCAGGTCAATCGCCTAGAGACGCGTGTCGATACCATAATCGAGATGTTAGGTAAGTAACACTTATCTTATGGCGAGAAAGCGACCAGTCATCGACCTCGATACTTACAGCGCGCTCGATGCTTATGCGATAGCCCTTAACGAGTTCTATAAGAGCTTGCGCAAGGCTGGCTTCTCAGAGACTCATGCCTTCTGGCTACTCTCTGATCGTGAAGCTTTTCCTGACTGGCTGATCCCTAACCTTCCCAATCGAATCGACAACATACCCTACGATGACGACGACGAGGACTGATGAAACGAATCGTAATCCTGAGCGACTTGCAAGTTCCCTTTGAGGACACCCATTTAACTCAGAACATTGCAAGATTCCTCAAGACATTTAAGCCAGACCAGACAGTAACTATCGGTGATGAGATTGACTTTCAGACTATAAGCAAGTGGTCAGAGGGAACACCTCAAGCCTATGAGCAGAGCCTTGGCGATGATAGAGACCGATGCGTAAATCTCCTATGGGAACTAGGGGTCACAGACTGCATACGATCTAACCATACTGACAGGCTGTACAACATAATCATGAAGAAGATTCCCTCATTCCTATCCTTGCCAGAGCTGCGCTTTGAGAAGTTCATGAAGTTCGATGAGTTAGGCATAACCTTCCATAAGAACCCTATGAACATAGCCCCTAACTGGATTGCCGTTCATGGAGACCATACGCCTATCAAGCAGCAAGGGGGCTTATCAGCCCTTGAGGCAGCCCGTAGGCATGGCAAGAACGTTATCTCAGGACATACTCACAGGGCAGGGCGTAGCGCCTTCACAGAAGCCTCTGGTGGCCGTATAGGGCGTGTTCTGCATGGGGTTGAGGTAGGTAATCTCATGGACTTCAAACAGGCTGGATACGTCAAGGGAACGGCTAATTGGCAGCAAGCCTTTGCGATCATGTATGTCAAGGGCAGCAATGTCCAAGTGGACATAATCCACATTGAGAAGAACGGCACATTTATCGTGCAGGGCAAGGTCTATGGTCGCGCCCGCTGAGATAGGAATTCCCTACTTTGAAGATGAAGACCCGTCTCAAATCGTTATCATTTCGTTATCTAAAAAAGGCGGCTGTCGCATACGCCTGATGTAAAGTTCTTCTTGTAGCCGGAAATACCAGCTACGAAAGGGGCTCAAAATGAACAAAGTTATCAACGCATTACACGATGTATTAGGACTTAGCACAGCAGAAGCAATCCGAGTCATGGAACTATGTGACACAACCCTCGATGGCTCTAAGTGGTCAGAGGCTTCATACTCTCAGGTTATCCGCACAGCACAGACAGTTATGGCGGCTGCATAATGATTACTAATCATGATCACATAGTTTTACTATCAATGCTGGTTGGCGCACTTCCGGGTTTCTTAATCGGATATGCCAAAGGGCATGAACACGGCAAGATTGCAGGGCGCATTGCGCTACGCCGCGAGCAAAAGCAACTGGCTAGCCGATGAACGCCCGTGATTACCTCAACGAAGCGAGAGCTACTATCCAAGACCGAGGACTTGATTACGGTCACCCGTCGGACAATATGCAGCGCACCGCCGCACTCTGGAGCTCATACCTCGAGATGCCAATTACAGATTATCAAGTGGCGATGTGTATGGCATTGGTCAAAGTCGCAAGGTCAATGGAGACTGCTAAGCCAGACACTTACATTGACCTCGCAGCGTATGTTGCCATAGCCGGTCAATTACATACAGAGGAGAATGATCTCTATGTTTAACCTAGAAGATTACGAGACAGTAGAAGAGCGCCTAGTCAAGTTTTGGAAGGATCACCCAGATGGTCAGATTCATACAAAGATTGTTCATTCAAGTTCTACTCAGTATATCGTTGAAGCTAGTATCTATAGAACTGAGGCTGATGCTAGACCTTGGACTACTGGGCTCGCTGAAGAAACGGTACAGGGGCGTGGAGTTAATGCTACTTCCGCTCTTGAGAATTGTGAAACGAGTGCGATTGGGCGCGCATTGGCTAATGCAGGATACGCAACTAAGGGCAAGCGAGCATCTCGGGAAGAGATGAGCAAAGTCGCTGCACAGTCTGAAGTAAAGGCTAAGTTATATGAAGTAAAGGCTAAGATGGCAGATACTTCTCAGCAATATGTTCCAGTAGCAAAGGAAGATGATCCATGGACAATAAAGACTGCTGCACCGGTGACAACAATGGAGCAAGCTGTAGAGACGGTCAAGGCTGTCCTTGGTGGCACTCCGATAGACGAGAGCTGTATCCATGGTGCTCGTGTATGGAAAACAGGAACTTCTAAGCAGGGC